GATTACGACCTAGGATGAAACTGGCTGTGTAGCCGCAGTTGAAACAATGAAAGCTCCAGCCTTGGTCTGAGATCTTGATACCACCGCGGCTGCGCTTTTCGTGGCACACAGCACAATTAAAACTGATCCAACCGCTGGGTGTTTGTTTGCGTCTGGCTGGCAGATAACTCTGGATGTCAAGCATTCCTACATTATACAGGAATCTATCTGAGAGATCAAGCGATCACGGATGAGTGTATGCCCGGCTTCGTTGGGATGACCATCGGGTTTGATCATTTCTCTATTTCGATTTTCTGGCATGTCCCGAAACCATGTGACCAATGAAAAATTTGGCAAAATCAATGTGGGCGCATGATCTATTTTCCGAGACTCGGGCATGACGTTGAATTGTATCATGGGTATGTTGCGTCGGGCAGCCACACCATCGAACATAAGCACAGTCTGTTGATAGTTCAGACGATAGAGATCTGGACAATTAGTCAAAACCAGTTGACGTTTGATTAAATCTGCAAATTCCGTTGACACCACTGTGCTGCCAAAATTTACCCAAGAACTGTGTACAAACTTGTTCCACGGTGGATCGTTTGAGTAATGCACATGATTGGGATTGTAATGAGATATGCGATCGCTGTTGGTCAGTCCAACCAAGACCAAACATTGTTCAGGACAAGGCTCATGATCCAGCCACCATTGGAATGTCCAAACGGTGCTTTGTAGGCTACCGCCAGGTATACCAAAATTTTCTGTAGGGACGCCGTAATGCTGACCCAACTGTCCCAGGAAGCAGTTGGCTAATCTATATGGAGTATTTTGATCCCAACATGTATGGGCTTCAGGATCAGAGGCCAATGCTGGATCTAACAGCTCATCACCATAGGTCCAGCTGTCACCAAACCCTACAATTTTTGTAAACTTCATCAGCGATACAGTAGATTCTCGGCGCGGCCAGTGCTGATCAGCACTGAAGCACCTATCATAGTAGGTGGTATAGGACGGTATCCGCTGCCACCGTCAATCACAGTTATGGAAGTCACGCTGCCGTTGCCACCCAAAGTAGCCACAGCTCGGGCACCAGCACCATCGCCTGCAAACTCAATCAACGGTGGTGCCAAATATCCAAAACCATTGTTGGTGATTGATACTCCTGTTATCACTCCGTCTGTGACTTGGGCTGTGGCCTGGGCGGGTTGGCCGAAGCCAGTGGTGTTGTTTATAGCAGTGGTCCATATGCTATTATTAAAGGCTAATCGCAGCAAAGGATGCCAACCAATCACGTTTAGATGTACAGTACCAGTCTTATTAAGATAGGTAGTGCTGTCCGTGACATTGTAAAATATGCTTTGATAATTTTGAGCCGCTTGTGCTTTAATCGTACCTGTGTACCCAATCAAATCCATCTGTATAGTAGTCACAGGTCCAGTGGGCTCAATGAAGCTGGAATAATATTCTGTGTTCTGCATTGGATTTGTAGAGAGTATAGGAGATCCAGGATTCAATGCCCAATCGGGGTATGTGGCACTAGAACTACCAGCTGAGCCTGCTTGTGCTGGTAGATTAGTATCGGGTATAGAAAGTTCAAAACTAGGCACAAACTCTGGATATACACTGTCAACGATGTTTACAGGAGCACGAGCACCTGCTTGTGCATCAGTGAATACCGCTTCGGTCAAGTTTCCTGACGCACGGCTGATGCTGTAGCTGGCTGGTTGGCTGATCACTGGGTCAAGATCCCCTGTGGTCAGTGTGACTTTGGCGCGTCCAAAAGGTGCGTTCAATATCACCATCTCCTTTTCCAGTAGTAACTCGGCGCCATTCTGGCTCACGGCCCGGAATATCAAGGTGCTGCCCGTGATGTTTACCGGCTTCTCGTCTTGGTTGATAAATTCAAATAGTATGACGTTATCAACGCCTTTGTTTATGGTCAATGGTTTTGCGTACACAGGATCGTACCTCATGGTAAAGTAAGCACCACTGGTGTCAATCAATAATACTCTGGTTTTTTGTTGATATAAATACGCCGTGGTCGAATACATAGGAATCTCCAACAATATTTATGGGCAGTGACATCTTCGTACAGCTTGCTGAAAAATACCCCTTTATAACTCTCTGTCTCTATGCCTCCACGGAATACGTGGGCATAGTGCAAAACAGGGATGATAGTATCACCACCATTTACGACTTTGGTACTATCTCGGATATGGATTCAAAGCGCCGTTATCTTGAACTGGCCAACGTATGGTGGTGGGAAAGCAATCGCAGCATACCCATCAACATATTCCTCAAATCAGACTGGGAACCATTCCGCTCATGTCTGCGCACATTTACCAACAAGGACCTAGAAATCTTGCATGGTCCGGTGTGCAGCCTTAGCGAGATCGCCCGCAAGAAAAGCAAAAGAAAAAGTATTACTCTGGTAAGACGGGTTGATTAAGCAAATTCATGTGCAGAGATACCAATGCTGAATAACTGATGGCATGGCTCTTCTTGAATGTGTAACCCCGGCTCTCATCCCCATCCCATACTGATTCAAACACCTCTGCCCAAGGATGATCCTGTAGATGCGCTTTTCCCGGGCGGATGATACTGATAAATGCTGCCATCCTAGGTATGCTGTCGGGACGCATCCTGGCCAATAAATCCGTGTAATTGCCCACATGCACTAGTTGACTAGCCCAGGCAGCATCCTCCCATAGTCTTGACCAAGGTGGTGTCGCTGCCAACATCTCTTGATAGTGCGCTGGATCGCGTATGAGCTGATATACTCCCATGTTTAGGAAGTCAATCTTGAAATAGCCACGACGCTCTGCTGTTTCATAATCTATAGCTGCACAATCATTCACTGGATCTCGGGGTATCTCTGTAACATACACACCCGAGTTATGTTTCCGACCATTGCTTTGCCTTGCAGAGACATGCTGGATAAGTTTCAGCGTTTCATCCCTGTTAGCAAAATCTAAATCGATATCTGCACTCATCACCAACCTGCCTGTTGTAATATATGTTGGGCCCAGGCCTGATCTGCAGGATAGTCCCGGAACTTTTTCTGCCAAAAGTCTGAGTCTATGTAGGGCCAAACAATGTTGATCTGTTCTGTGTTGAGTTCATTCAAGAACTTCTGCCCCGATTCGCAGTTATAGATCACCCAGGGTGATATGCGTCCTGTGCTCACTGCGTATACCATAGCATTGGTATTGCCATAGCGCAAACAATCTTGCGGTGGGTTCTCAGACTTCTCTGCCCACTCTACACCAAACTCTATGGCTCTGCTCAATGCATCCGCTGTGGCTTCAATACGCAGGTAGTCAATGAGATATTCAGTATACAAGGCATCGCTGCACCAGTTGTCTAATTTCTTGTTCTGGCGCACCATCCACTCAGTGAACCTTGCAGGATTGATAGCCCGTAGTGCCACACAATGCCTACCAAACTTCACAAACGCTTTGTAGTACGGTGAGTCAGCAAAGTCATCAAAGGTCTTGAGTCGGGCGCTGCCTTGTGTGATTTCATAAAAGCGCAGATATGCCTGGAGTCCCAGTTGCACGCCGCGTTCGTTTTGTTCCTGGCGCCGCCGTTTAGGTTCACACACATGCACCGCTAAGGTACTTTCCTTGATGAAGTCCTTCCGGCAATACTGGCAGCGATAGGTCATTTCCGATCGTTACCTAAGTCTTTCAAGTATTGGTCAATTTCTTGCTTGGTAGTAATCTGAGCCAGCAGATTGATCTCATCATCCTTGAGATGTGGGAACAGTTCTGATAACTGCTTGCGCATGGTACCGGCCCCTGGTTCCTTCTTCCGAGGAGCGATCCATTGGTGCCGTTGTGTACCCATGCCTGGACTCACTGTGCTGGACAGGAGCCATTGTAGTTTCTTGTGTTGTGCTGTACTGATGCTAAAGAAGTGTTTGTTGAGTCGTTGATTGGTGCTGATGAGATAGAACTCTTGCAGATCCCTGCTGCCTTGTACGCTACTGCCCCAACGGATCATCAGGTAAGGGCTGAACTTGCGCTTTTGTTCTTCGGTGAGGCTGTCGTAGAACTCACGGTTCTTGCGATCAAACTGCGCCATTTCATTGCGTATATCTAAAGGATCTGTCATCGTCGGCTCAAGTAATAGATCATTTTAGCACGTTCCAGTGCATCATGTAAAGTGGGATTGGCCCGGGCTTCTTGTCGTATCTTGTGCCAGAGTTCGTTTTCTAACATACCTTCGCGGCGATGTTGTGCTTCCAATGACATACCCACCTCTTGTCGTTCCACGTTACCCTCTTGACGGCCATAGATTACTCCATCTGCTTGTTCATACACTATGGGTTGGTCTGGGATTAACTTGCCCATACTACCAAGCTCGGTTGTAGTCCACTATCTCGCAGTTGCGGCTGATGTCTTTGACGAAATAAACACATGCGGGCTTTTCTTCATCACTCACAGGCACGCACAGCATCTGACCATTCTTGAGTTTGGGTGCATACCATGCTACTTC